CACTTGAATTAGGTATACCACCTATTTCTCTTTCTGTCGTGGAAAGTTTATTGTATTTTTTATCTGGCCTGTTCATTGAGTAACCTCTGTAACCTCTTCTTTTAAAATAATATAAAAGCCTTGGTTTGTTATTCTCTGCTAGTATTGGCATGCCATAAAAAACGCAAGCCATTAATACATCTTCAAAAAATATCTCAGCTGTCTGTGGGCGAGCGATGTATTCTAAGAAAAAATGATTAGGTGGAACGTTCTCCATACTAAACTTAGTTAAACCCGTTAAAGCACCATTAGAACCTCTTCTGTCAACAGTACCTGATATATCATAGCTATCACAACCAAACGCTCCAGTATGTTCGTTACCTGGCCACTTTAATCCATTCTTAATTACAACTCTGTTTTGCATTTCAATAGGTGGTGTCCAAGACAAAAAAAACCTACCTTGTTTACTTGGCATAAATAATACTTTAGTATCTTTTACACCATTTACCCATTGAAAATTTCCTTGAGTTATTATTCCGCTGTTTTTTAAATCAGCATTCCAATCTATTTGTTGGTATATCTTAGTTAGATTAAATAAAGATGATTTAGCCTCATCTCTAAAAGCATGTTCTTCAGTTCTTGGGAATTGACGGTAAAATTCATTTAAACCATCTTGATCTTCTTTTAAACCGTTTACTTCATTTTGCCAATATTCTATTACACCTATTTTTATTTTAGTCCCGTGAGGATCTTCAACTGGTTTTTTTGGTGTGTCGAAGACAGGTATGCCATAAGAATCAATGTATCCTTCGTAATTCCATTCCATAGGTATGAACAAAGAATAGAGTCCCGAGCTAGTCTGTCCGTTGGCGTTTCTTTTTGTAACATCTGAATCGTTATATAATTTTTTAAAATTATCACCACCTTTGTCTAGTGAGTTTGATGTACTTCCCATCATACACTTACCTATAACTTTGCTACCTAATCTAAGTGTAGTTTTTGTAACACGCCAGTTGTTTAATATGTTATTTGGTCTTTCCCACTTACCTGATTCATCATGAACTAATAACTTTAGTTTTTCACCATCATAAGAGTTGTCTCCTGTGTTTTTCCAATCGATAGTGGTGTCAAGACCCGTAATTTCTTGTAGCTTAGTGTTATCATCAAGTTTTCTACGTGTGAATTTAGAAGCTGGTACCCTGTATGCAAGTTCGGTCTTTGGTCTATCCATACCGTCTTGTATTGGTTTAAAAAAGAACGGGTAGTTGACTGATATTGGTACAACTTTGTCGGTAAACATTTTCTTTGCATCAGGACCAGATTTTGACAATATGCCAAATCTTGAATCTGTGGATATTGTAGCAAGGTTAACTGACTCTGCTGATGACATAAAAGAGAATCCAGATCTACGGTTTTTAAGATAACACATTCCGTAAGATCTTGTGTCTGCTTTGCAAGCTTCCCAGAATATATAGAATAATCTGTTTGACTCCCTAAAGTCTGGTTGCCCAACATCAATTTTACTCCACTGCAAGTACATGTAGTGAGTGCCAGTAATATAAGTAGGAACATTTTTATTAACGAACCAAAAACCTTCTTCACGCCTTGTAAATTCTTTGTCGATATAATCATACCATTTTTCTTTAAAATCTAAAGGGTATTCTTCCCAGTCAAATACTGATTTAATTTTTTTTAATTCCTTAGGATAACCTGAGTAACTCCATTTGTTATTATCAAATTTAACTACATCGTGTTTTTTAGGCAATGCAATTTTTAAGTTTTGTATTTCATATACCTCACCTATCTCACCTGTTTTACTTATAACAACAACATCATATTCGTCATTATAACCGTAATCCCACTTCTTATATTTATTCTTATGATTTAAAGTTTTAGAATCTATATAGTTATTTAATACTTTATATAACTGCTGCTCGTACATTATTTAGATCTACCTTCAGCAAAACCTTTAAAAGCTTTTTCTTGTTTAACTTCTTTAGGTTTTTCGTTTAATAATTCTTCTTCTTGTTGTATTCTACTTAGTATTTCAAAAGCATCAAATATAGCTAGCTTTTTTGTGGCTGCCGCGTTTTTAAGTCTGTCAGCTGATATATCATCGTCTGAATCTACTATAGGTTCTTTAGCTACCTTTATTAACTCCTCAACTGCTACTTGCCCAGCGTGGATTATATTCAACTTCGTTTCCTTCGTTTTCATACTTTATAACAATATCATTTGATTTCATACAATATAAACGCTCTTCGTCAACAATAAAATCATATTCACCGTATGGAGTATAACCAACAGTATCACCCTCGTTTATTCCTAGCGCTTCTAACGAGCTATTACCTATTTTTAATATACCAATAAGCTTCTTCTCTTTAGCTACTTCTAATCCGTCTTTTATTTTTAACGGTTTTATAAAACATCTATTATTTATAGACTTCCACTTTGTATCTTTTCTATAAAGATACACTTGATCTAAAGCACAAAAATATAAACCATCTATAAAAGATGATCTACTTTTCTTTTTATTGCCTTTCATATCGTAAAACGTACGAAAAACATTGTGATGTATTATTATTAAATCACCTTTTTCAATAGAAGTTTTATATGCTTTAGGTGTTTCTACAACCTCAGCTAAATTATTTACAAATTTAAAACTCTCTATTTTAGTATTTAATATAATTTTTTTATCACCTATAGATTTTTCATTATCATATTCTTCTCCTACAGGTTTAACTATAAAGTCATATAAACTCCTCATTAATACTCTAAATCATATTCAACTGATATTGCCATGTTAGAATTAAATTTTTTCCATGGCAATATTTCGTTGTTTTTTTTGATGTGTATATTATAAGATTTATCAGAATCATCTAGCAATATATGTGATATTTCATGACCACCATATACTTGTTGCCCTACTGAATAATGCATAGCATCATTTTTGTAGTCAGATCCAATACTGATCTTTCTAATATTATTTATCATCTTCTTTTTCGATTTCAGTATAACTACCGTCTTCTAGGTTTACAGTTATTTGACCGTATTCATCTTCTAGTTCTTTTTTAATTTCCTCTAGATCTTTGTTACTTTGAGCTAATTGAACTAAAACTCCTTGTTTTTGAGTTTCAAGAACACCTATTGTTCTTAGCATTTCATTTTGCTCTTTAGTTTTTTCTACAATTTTTTGTAATTCTTCGTCTTTAATCTTGTTTACTTTACTCATAATTTAATTTAATTTAGTGAATTCTTGAAACATACCATTTGCTTCTTTTGTTAATACGCCATCTTTTAACGTATATTGGTTTGAAAATTTAACACTGTTTAAAGCATCTTCATGCATTGTTTTTACTAAGCCATTTTCTTCGTATAAAAAATCTTCATTTATACTCCACTCTCTGTCTAGTTTAAAATTCCAGAACTTTAAAGAGCCTATGGTTTCATTGTGATAAATTACTAATAATGTGTCGTCATTTTTAACATCTTGCCAAACACCTGCAAAATCCTTTCTATCTTGTGAATATGAAAACACAGAGCAGAAAAGACCTAATGTAATAATTAAGTTTTTCATTTAATTTGATTTAATTAATATTCCTACTATTTATTATTACTTATAGTTTTGAATTTTTCCACACCTCTAGAACCAAAGTATGCTATATAAACAGTTGTAAGTAATTGCTTTAATAATGCAATCCACTCTTGCTCTACTGTAAAAGATATTTCGTGATGACTATCAACCCATATAAAGGCTATAGCCATAAAAGATAAAAATATTAAAGCCATAGGACGCGTATTTTTACTTAACCATGAATCTGACTTCATGTCGCTCTCCCAACGTTTTGTTATTTGGTTCTCCGCATCAGCATTAGCTTTGTTCATTATTTCTTGAACTTGCTTTTTAATTAGCAGTTTCTCTTCATCCGTAGTAGTTAACTTATCGATTACGTCACCAACTTCTTTGATAACGCCACCTGTAAGCAATTGAAATATTTTTTTCAAAATTTATTTTTTATTTTGACCTGCTATGAAAATATTATACGCCTCTCTTCCAGAGAATTCACCGGATCTAACTCTTGATTCCTTAGCAGCAAAACCACCTTTTTTCTTAGCTACGTTAATAACTCTTGGATTACTTTGCATAT